TACAGTTGTACTTATTATCCTTGGATTCAGATGCGTGACACTCAGAATAACGTTAATATTTATATCCCACCAACAGGTGAGGTTGTAAAAGCAATGGCATTTACTGATAATGTTTCATTCCCTTGGTTCGCTCCTGCTGGTCTTAATCGTGGAACAACCAACGCAATTAAGTCACAATTCAAACTCAGTCTGGAAGCCAGAGATATTCTTTATGATGGTAGAGTTAACCCAATGGCTGACTTCGCTGACGCTGGAACTGCAATCTTTGGACAGAAGACGCTTCAGGTTAAAGAAAGTGCTCTCGACAGAATCAATGTTCGTAGATTACTGCTTCAAATCAAGGTTCTTATTGCTAACATCGCAATTAGACTTGTATTCGAACAGAATGACCAAGCAACTATTGACCAGTTCTTGAACAAAGCAAACCCAATCCTTGATAGTATCAAGAGAGAAAGAGGTTTAACTGACTTCAGAATTAAAATGGATAACAGCAATAATACACCTGAAACTCGTGACAGAAATGAGTTATTTGGTGAAATCTTCTTAAAACCGACTCGTGCAGTCGAATTCATCGGTATTACATTTACGATTACTCCTTCTGGTGCATCATTTGCCGATGTTGGTGCATAATGTGATTTTTTAATGATTATTGAGAAACCCGCTATTTTAGCGGGTTTTTCTTTTTTACAGTATTTATGGGAAAATAATATAAACTCAAATAGAATATTATGGCAAGAGGAAGAAAAAAGAAAAGTGTTCTTAACCAAAAGACTGAAGAACCAAAAGTAGAAGCAGCAAAATTACTTGCACCCGAAATAGAACCTGTTGAACCTGTTGTTGGATGGGTTAATCCTGAACTCAAACAAAACCCTGAAGAAATTGTGGAGAAGATGATTGAGAATAAGACTAAGATTGTTGAAGAACCAAAAGAAATTAGTTTGAAGGATTCTGGAGAAAAACTTTCTGAGGTTCTTCAAAAAGGGGAGGTTATTGAAAAGGAAGAAGTGGTTGCCGAACCAGAAGAAGTGGTTGAAAAAGTCGATGAGACACCACGTCCTGCTGGGATTAGAAGTTTAAGTAATGAGCAACGTAAATCTTTAAGTCGTAGAGACCTTAGATACTTTCAAAGGACTGGCATATTACCGAAATAATTTTTGTTCTTTGTATTCGGTGTAGTTTTCAAATCACTGAGTATTTATTATTAAACGTAAAAATAAGCAGAAATTTAATACCAAAATAAAATGGCAGCAGAAGAAACAATGATTAGAACGATGCCGTTCGAATACGAACCTAAAAGAGTTAATAGATTCTTTGCCGTATTTGACGACTCATTAGGAATTCAGGTTTGGAAAGTTCAGAAGTTCAAGAGACCTTCGATGAAAATCAACGCAGTCCCTATTCAATACATGAACGAACAACAACACGTTGCTGGTAGATATACTTGGGACCCGATGACAGTTAATTTCCTCGACCCGATTGGTCCGTCTACTTCTCAGCAATTGATGGAATGGGTTCGTTTACACGCAGAATCACTTACAGGACGTATGGGTTATGCAGCAGGTTATAAGAAAGACATTACACTTAAGTCATTAGACCCAACAGGAGTTGAAGTTGAAAAATGGTTCTTGGAGCAATGTATGATTACAAGTATTGACTTCGGTGATAACGACTACACAAATGATGAACTGACGAATATCACACTGGAAATCCAACCTTGGAGATGTATTCTTAACTTATAAGAGATACAGAAAACTTTTACAAAAACTCGCATCAATGGTGCGAGTTTTTTTATTCTTCGAATTTTGTTCCTTTAGGGGTGATGACAAAGTTCACATCAATGAATTCCAATGCTTTTTTTGGTACTATCGTAATATCAATCACATTAGTGTCCTTATTTACCTCAATCTTAAAATCATTTATCTCGTCTGAGTCTACCAGACCCAATAAATTACTAAGGGCATAAGCCAAATAATCTTTTTTGATTTTTTCTTTCATGATATCGAGTTTTTATGCAACCAATTCTGCGATTCTATCATTCATTATCATATTAACGTAGAATTGTCTGTCTTTGGTTTTCATGACTTCGTAATTATCGTTATTATGACTAAACCAAACAATATATGAATCACCCAGTTTAATCCCAGTATTCTTCTCAATAATTAACTTGTACATAGCCAACTGTAAGCTATATATTTCCATGTCATTATCAGGAATACCTGATAGAATGCCACTTAATCTATCATTTCGTCCAGCAACGGTATTACTATTACTGCTAATATCAACACCATTTTCATCGGTTTGTACCTCAGTAAATTTTTTATTGGTCTTCCAATCCCATATCTGAAACTGTTTCATCTTGACATTGTAGAATAGCATATCAAGCATTCCACCAATTAACGACTCTTTGTCGTATACAATCATTTCCGTTCGTACTGGTATTAGTTTACCTCTGACATCATTATAGAAGTTGTCAACGTGTTTTTTTGTGATTTCGTATTCAGCAAGTACGGGGTCAAAACCGAATTCGTCAAGAATCCATTGTTTGGGGTACGGGAAGACTTTATTCAAAAACAGATTTTCGGCATAATCATGAATTGCGCTACCTTTCATCGTACCCTTTTTGTTTATGAACTCCCATGCACGTAAAACTTCTCTTTGCGACAAAACATATTCTTCAGCTTTAGTACGTGACCAGAAATCTTCTTGAAATTCTTCCTGATATTGGTGTAATATCGTAGTCACACTAATCAGTTCCTTACCGTCCACATAATATTTATGTGGTTCATCATGATAAGTAACATCATTAAATGTAGTGAATAGTTTATCTGGAACATTAATAGTCATTGCAGCAAATATACGAAAATTTTAGTTCGTCACAATGTTATTTTGTGAAATTAACCCAAATTGTAGTTGCTCAAGTTTTTTAATTATAGCATCCTTATCTGCCTGAATCCCAGAATATGGATGGATGTGAGTAAGAAGTGCTGTTCTGATAACCTCTAAGGCTTCAACGAGGACATCTGAGCGTGCTATTGGGTGTCCTTCTTCAAATATCCTTACTCTATCCTCTGGAGTCACTCTTGCTGCCTTAAAACGAGGATTACCTTCATGGGTGATTAGAGCTAATTTATCTGCCTGAATTATTGTGTTACTATAATATTCATCTTCGCTACCTTGTATTGGTTCGAAAACCATGTCAATTGTTGCTGGATTCTCAGTATTGAGTTTGAGAACATCACCGTTTTCGTGTTTACCTGCTCTAATATGAACTTCATTTAGTCTCAAAATAACATCAGCATTTACTTTTCCAACGATAGCCACATCATCTTTTGTTGGATAAACACCATCAGCATCAGGATATGTATTGGGTGCTTTTTCTGGTTTTGTCAACCCTAAATTAGTTGTTGAGAGCGCAGCAAATTTAGAATCAAATCCAATTTTTTGTGGTTGGGAAATTATACTACCCAACCAAAACCTGCTTCTTTCTGGAAATTTATTGTCTTCAAGGAAAATTCTGACCAATTCACCAACTTGTGGACATATATGGAAAAATTTAGGGAGTAATGGATAACTCCAAGGCAAATCGGCATCTGAAGTTCTGTTATCGAGTTCAGGAATTCTAACTTGAAGTCTACCACCCTCAAGTTCATCGTCATTATTTATGACTTCACCATAAAATATGGTTCTATTCCTAACAATATTTGCTGGTTCTTTCTTGTTTGGGTTGCTTGTTTGTATGATTGGTTTATCAAATGCCATTACTCCATTAATTTTTCAACGATTTCTACATAATTATCTTCAAGTTCCTTCATTAATCCGACCTTCTCGTTCATTTTTTTTTCAAGTTCTTCCATCTCATAGGTATCAGCAATAAGTTCTTCTTTCAACTTATCGTGTTTGGCTTTAATATCGTTCCCCAATTTTTGAAGTTCGATTGGTGTGAGTTTATTTAGGTCTTCCATTATTGTGCCACTCCATAACCTTTTATAAATGTTATTGTTGAGCCGAATACCGAAACAGGTCCTGCTGCGGATATACCTGCTGCTGTGACGGTAATCCCGGGTGGGACAGCCACCGAAATAATCATGTCTTGTTGAATCGCTTTAACAATTTCTTCAATTCTGATTCTTTCCATGACTTCATCGGGATTAACTGCACCAGAAGGCAATGCACCGACAGGAAGTCCAGCTTCAGATTTCCTTGCAATAATACGTGATGCAATTTTAGTTGGTGACAATCCAGCACGAAGAGGCACACCAACTAAAATGAGTGGTGTGGGTACAGGCGGTGGACCGCCAATCGATGAGAGGTTCAATACTTTCGTAAAACCCCCAATAATTGCGTCAATATTACTGAAATCTATCGCCATATTAGACTTCTTTTAGTTTCTTTATGCTAACCCATTTCCAACCAAGGAATAATCTTGTGCATACTCTCCTGAACCAATTTGGTTTATGAGAAACTGCGAGTTGTGTGCCTTCCTTATCACCATCGATAAGATAAACACCGACAAAATGTCTGTTTAATTTTTGGTCTACTATCATAATTTTAAGTTATTACATCTGTTACTTTACTTAATGCACCCGTGAGACTTGTTATAATCCCACTGTACTGATTTATTTTTTCTTTAATGACTCGTGTTATTACGGGTTTCAATAATTTTATTAGATATGCAACTGCCAGTGTAAATATGAATTCAGCAATGGCTTTCATTATTTCTTTTGACATACATTTAATACATGTCTTGAAGTTTTCCATGTCTTCGGTGGCATCGTTAATTAAAACCGTGCCGTTATTTTGTAACGAACTCATCATCCCAAACAATGTCCTGATTTGAGGTGCTGTTGTTACTGCCTCTAACATCTTGACCGTGAATATATTAATTATTCTTTGAAAGAAACCATCCTTAATTGTTTCTTTGTTTTCAGTTGTAACGTCTTCGGTATCAGGAGTGCTTTGTTCAATAGTTGAACCGAGTTGGTCACCGATATAAAATGGGTCTGTTGCACCTGATATGTTCTGCACCAACTTATCGAAATCATCGAAGTCCAGTGATGCTGCCATAAGACCACAACCCAAATCGTAATTAATTTCACCTGCTATGAGTTCACGTGCTTTTGAGAGTAGCATATCGTTGTCATCTGGTGAAATAACAAATGAATCATCACCATTAATAACTTGTTGAAGTTGTGCCTCGACAATTAATTCATCATAGGCTTGTTCTTCGGTCTTGGTTTGATTTTTTGCGAGTGTACCATAGAAGTTATCCATAACACTGCTCACGAGTTCTTTTTTATTTACGAGTTCAGTGCCATCAATATATGTGGTGAAAAAGTCACCAATTGTTGGGGTTGAGCCACTTGGTTTGATTTGAAAACTATCTGAGCCATCAATATATTTCATTTGAAGATTAAGAAACCCCTCGAAATCTCCAGCGTTTAAAATCGCATCATATGCCCTACTATTAAAAGTATCGGTTGTTGCACCGTAAATTAAATTTCCCTCAGTGCTACTCGGATTAACCTTAAATTTACCACCAATATCAATTGTTTTCACTGGAACAGTAATTCCGTTACTCATAAAGGTACTTGGTATTACTTGGTCGGCATTCGACAAAATAAATTGTTTTTTCAACGCAGTTTTTAGTTTAGGTTCGACTTCATCAATGAGATTACCAAACATTCCACCAATTGCTTCCTTAATGGCTTCAGTACCTGCAACGGTCTTCAGTACATCAAGTAAAAATGGAACGATATCATCTTTATTATTAATTGAAGGGAATAAGTCGGTTTGTAAAGCGGTATCCCCTTGTTCAATTAAGGAAGTATATGAACCAATCGTTGTAAAAACACTTCGTTTTTGGTCGGCTAAACTCATTATTAATTTTCTTTTGTTTTCTTTTCGACTTCTTCTTCAACGAATTTCAATAATTCGTTTCTTCTATCAGTACTTACATTACCATTTTCATCAGTTCCTGTCGATGCATTACCACCAGTAACCGCTCCACCACCATCTTTCTTATCAAACACCACTTCTTTTAAATAACGAAGTAACATGATTTTCTGGTCAACATTCTTTGCTTCAGCAGCAATAAGTTTAACGATTTGGTCACCAATTGCAGCAACCTCACCATTTTCTTTTACTTTAGTTTCCCATTTAGTAAATAATCTCGTAATTTTTGCTTTTTGATTATGACTATCCTCATAAATCTCTTGAAGTAGCTTATTTACACTATCTTCAGTAAATTCTAATTTTTTTCTTTTCGGTCTTGCCATTGTGTTTATAGTTTTAGTACATATAAATACAGGTTTTTTTATTTCCTAATCTTCCATGTAATCAATTTTTTCCATGAAATAGATTTCCTTAAACGGCTTAATTCCAATTCTAATTTCCTTAGTGCTTAATCCTGTCTGCTCTTTCAGATACAATAGGATTTTATTCTTAGCAAATTTATTGGTGACTCGTTTTTCGTACTTTCCATCAGGACTGTCTTCCATAAACAAGACCTGCCAATTTTTTAATACGTTGATGATGGCATCGCCAACAAGCATTTCATTTCTTTTTATTGTCGCATCATTATCAATTCGGTCTTCGATTTTATCAACAACGCTATTAATTAATCTTTCAAGTAATTGTTGATTCTCCATCTCCATCTCGTATGTGTATTCGAGATTATTATTGATTTCATCAACATAATCATCGAAGCTCAGATTGGTCTTCTTCTCAGTATAACTCTTCCTGCCGTGGTCTTTATAGTAGTTTCGAATAATTGTTTGACAATAACTAAATGCTTTCGAATTGAATAGCTTATATTTTTTACCATCACCGCTTTCACTTAATTCCTTTAATCTTGCGTTTGCATCCGCAAGGAAAATAAATCTATCGGGTTCGGCTAATTTATCCCATTTGTCATTAATTGGGTTTTTTCGCTCAATTATATATGGTTTATATTTAACCATATGCTCGACTAAATGGGTCAGAGCGTTTTGTTCGACTTCTTCCATATCATAATTTCCGATATGGATAGGATATCGTCTCAGTATCGATTGAATCATTTTACGAAATGGTTCAATAAGAATTTCGTTATAAATCCTATTCTTCTCAGACAGCGAATCTGAGAGAATATAATCTAAAACAGCCTGTTCTTCTTTCTCGGCAAAGTATTGTGTAGGTCGTGTCGCCTTATTCATTTACATCAGTTAATAAATAAGGTTATTGTACCGCTACTTTCTGGAGTCTTGAAGTGTCAATTGGTCTATCATTGGTGAAATTTGATTCCTTAGTCGCTGTTTCGAACCAAAATTTTCTTTCATCAATAGACATGTTTTTCAAATAACCATCAAATAAGCTGCCTTCACGTGTTGCAAAGTGTTTATATCCGATTCTTGGGATACTAAAGATTTTACTGGCATTATTTAATGCTCTAAGCAAGAACTCATACATGAAGGTCAGTTTAATATTGGATTTGTAGCCACCAAGATTCTCGAAATCACTTTTTTTGATAACAGCACCACTTAATTTAAAATCGGTGTATTGTTTTAACGCATTTACGTTTAGATAACCCATTTCACCGTTTTCCCCAACAAATTGTTGTGCCCATACGGTTTCATTAGTTAGTTTAATGCCTTGATTTTGAGCATTAACCTCAATCATCATAGTTAAAAGTATATCGATTTCAGGAAATTTCTCAATATATTCGGTGGCACGCTTGAAAATTGTTCCACTGTATTCATCATCGAATTCAAGTACCGAGAAATAATCGGTAGTTACTGATTTAACGGCAAGATTTACTTGCGACTGATAATCAGTTGCACCATCGTTTTTAATTAAAACGAAGCTCTGGTCGGTAACTCCACTACTACTGTATTTACGAATCATCGAATCCTTTAATCCTATAATTGCTTCGTCAAGTTCAGTTGGGTAGACGAAAAGGATTTGAGGTAATTTGTCAGGAACTTCCTGTTTGAAAACAGACTCAACTGCTTTGGTAGCCAATAATGACAACTCATCGTCATATTCATGTATTGGTATAATTACTGATATATTCATTTTATTCTTGTTTAAATTTTATGTTATTTATTGTGCTGCTGGGGGAGCGGGTGCTGCTTCAGTAGGTTGAAGCGCACTCTCCAATAATGCGATTCTCTTATTAGCGAGTTCGGTATAAATTTCAACTAATCTGGCTTCGCTATCGGCTTGATTGTATTTTGAGGCAACGGAAGCCATTGTGTCATACAATTCTGGCGTTATTGCGTCATCTAAGAACTTAACAAGCACTTCTCCAACCAATACTGGAAGGTCATAATAATTTTCAGTCCAGACACCAGCACCTTCAACAGTTTTTACTGGATTACCCTCTTCATCTCTTTCAATCATATATTCTGGCATGATATCGGGTTTCAGGCAAATTGGAATTGTGCCTGATTTCATACATTCCAGTGGGAACGTTCCGAAACTTGCAATCCTGTCAATCCAGAGTGCAGCAAAGTTTTCTTTCAACCTCTTAGCGAAGTCAACTCTACGTAGTGGTTGTGGTGGCTTACTCTTGGTTACCATAGGGTCAAATGTCACCCAATTATATTGAGGATATTTACTGAAGAATAATTTAACGAATTTCGAAATTTCATTTGCGTTTCTTCCGATAACCGAAATAACTGGTTTCTGAGGAAACTCACTTTTTTCGAAATACTCAGGAATTCCGATATTATATGTTTTAATATCATATTTTCCTTCACCATAGAAAGTCTCTAACCATTCTTTAAGACTTTGTGAGGTCGTAATAACATCTTGGATGCCAAATGCTGTCCAGTCAGTACCGGGGATGAGAGAACTTGTCATATAATCCACCGATTGAAGTAACCCAACTCTCATACAAGGTAGATTTTTGGTTTGTTCCATTACATTAGAATAGACTTCTGGAATGACCATAATGTCTTCAGGACTTACCATAAGTTTAGGGTCAGCCATAGACATGTGTGGATGGTCAGTAAGTTCTTTTTCAACCCATGCAGGTGCAACATAATCACCCTTTTCAACCATAATAACGACTTCATAACCTAAATTCTTTACAACTGTTGCGTGAAAATACATTTCATAGACACTGGCAACAGGACTCTGTGATTCTGGTACAACAAATAAGAACTTAGATTTCTTATTTACCAGTTTATCGAGACTAACTTTGATTTTCTCGATTTGTTCTTTTTCAGCTTGTTCTGCTGATACTTTTAATTCTTCGCTCATTTTTATTATCCTTTATATTTGATTATTTTTTGAAAATCTTTGTTCTCGATT